GCAACAAACGGCAAAACGAGCATATTATTTAAAATGTTATTTGAAAATAGTGTAAAATCGTTTTTAATTGTGTTCATAAATAGCATAATAATTAAAGTGGCGATTGTTCCTATAAAGTATAAATACAAAATGCTACTATAATATTTAATGGAAGTTGTTAAAAAGGTTTGATTTTGATTATCAATGGAAGAAAGCTTTTTTATAAAATCATCATCCAAAAAAGTTAATATTATAGAAAATGCAGTAAAAATAATACCAAATACAGCTAATTGTACATCAAATAATTTATCTAAACTTTCTTTAATTATTAATACTGTATCATTTGAAAAAGAAGTTATACAAGCTAATACTATGCTTAATAATATAATGACCATTGTTTCTGAATTTTTTTTAGGTTTGATTTCTATAAAAGCATTTTTTATTATTTTTTTGGAGTCTTCTTTTTTATTAAGCTCATCAAATGCCTTGAATATCATGCTAAAACACCACGCTAACTATACTATTTTATTAGATTTAAAATTTTATCTTTAAATTTTTCATAAAGTTTTTTGTTTTCATCACTTACCTTTATCATAGTTTCATTTTCTTTTGCTATGTCTATGAAAACAGAATCTTGAATATTGGATATATCACCATTGACAGATATTGTCTGATTGCTTGTAAGTTTGTCCGTTTGAATTGTTTGCTTGTTTCCGCTTTTATCTTCTGCCTTGATTCTAAACTCTGCTAATCCTATAGAGTCATTGATCATATCTTGAGTCTCCTGACTGTTAGATGGAGATGTAAAACTTACATATGTACTTTTTACGCCAAGTTTTTTCATATCCTCACCAATACTCTCAGCAAGAGGTGAAAAATTAATATCTCCATTTAAAGGGAAAAATTTAAAGCGTAATTCTTTAATTATACTTATATTTTTAAAAACATCTGACAAACCTAAGGATATTGGCATATTTATAACATTTACTAAGGCAGGTGGTATTTTTTTATTTTTATCTTCAATACTCATATTTTTAGTAAGTATATAATTAAATAATAATGCTCGTAATGTTGATTGGAAACTGCGTATATCCGGACTTGAAGATTCATTTTTTATAAGAACCATTCTGTGATTTTTCAAGAATATGATAAACTTTGAATGTGGAGCTGTAGGAAACTCTTTGTGTTCGGATATTAAAGCATCTTCTTTCATAACTGTTTTTACTTCAAATTTAGTATTTTTTATAAAATTTCCAATTAAGTATAAATCACCATCATGTTCTATGATTTTTACATCATTAAATAAGAAATGTGTTTTTCCATCAGAACTGGATCTTTTATAATCCGAAGTCATTGCAGGATAAATAACATCAAAGAAATGTTCTAACATTGGAGTTTCATCTTTTCCAAATGTTATATTAAAATTTGCATATGACATATTTTTGCTATCTGTTATCATTGTAAATACCTCTTTTATTTTATGTACTTATTATAATATATAATATACACTAATTTGTCGAAAAAAGCAATATTTATATATTTAACAACATGGAAATAAAAAAATGAAATTCGTGATTTTTCTTTGTAAAATACTTATGGTATAATTAATGATAGAAAGAATTATACCATAAGTATTTTTATTTATCAGGAAGGAGGAAAACATGGATCAGGATATTTTTACAATGATAGTTGAAGGACTACTCGGCGGTGGACTTGCAATTATATCATATTTTCTCAAACGTACTATTTCGGAGCTTGACAGCTGCAAGGAAGATATTTCAGAACTTAAGGAAAATTATGTTGACCGGAATGAGCTTCAGGAGTGTCAGAAGGATATTGCAAGGGTCAAGGCGGATTACATTACAAGAGAAGATTTTTTCAGAGAGCAGGACAACACACGCCGTCAGCTTGACAGAATAATGAGCGTTCTGCTTGAAATCAAAGGAGAATCAAAATAATGAATTATGAAACAAAAAAACTGAAACAGGAAATTGAAAACGGCAATTTCTTTATAAACAACGGTCGTATATTGCAGATGCTGAACGTTTTAAGCGGTGGTTTTAAAAAGCTTACAGAGTTAAAGTTCGTTCTTTCAGATGTGGAGGAATACGAAATAGTCCGCAGCATTGACTATTTATATGAAAGCGGATACATAAAGCTTCGTAACGTTGAAACAGGAAAGCCAACCTGCCTTGCAGATACTTCCTTTAAATATTTATCCGCAAAGCTTACGGCTGACGGAACAAGAATACTTGTCGGCAAGAAGACAGATGACTGCATAAGCTGTAGGAGGTATGTCATGAACCTCGGAAACAGAAGGCACAGTATTATTGACGGACTTGAACCTGATATAAAGGATACTGTGGATGAAATGATAAGAGCCGGCTTTACATATCGGGAAATTGTGGATTACATAAAGGATACAGGTACCCAGATTTCTATTGGCAGCGTCCACAGATATGTAAAGCATTTCCGTGAATCTCTCGAACGTCTGAGAGTTTCACAGGAGAATTTCAGAGCATTAATGGAGGAAATCAACAGGTATCCTGATATTGACATGGCAGAAGGAATACTGCGTATTATAAGCAGTCAGGTGCTTGACGCTGTAAGTCAGATGCCGTCTGATGAAATCAAATCAAAGGATTTTGATACGCTTGTTAAATCGGCTGTATCACTTACAAGAGCCGCAGCATACAAGCGCAATGCTGATTTAAAATCAAAGGAATTGCTTGAAAACGGTGCTGACCAGTTTAAAACGCTGATATTTGAAGCTATGGCAGCGGAACGCCCCGAACTTTATCGTGAAGTAAAAGCGTTTTTAAAAGAAAAGGAAGAAAAGCTATGATGTATGTAATACAGACAAAAGCAGGGTGCGAACTGAGTGCCGGTGATCTGCTGAAAAGAAAAGGTTTTAATATAAAGGTTCCCGAAAAGCTTATGTACATACGCCGTGGCGGTATGTGGAAACTTGAAAAACACCTTATTTTCACAAGATACATATTTCTTGACATTGATGATGTAAAGCCTGAAGCCTATTACAGAATTAAAAATTCAGATGGCGTTATCAATTTTATAGGCGGTGGAAATCCACAGTTAATGCATGAGCATGAAATAGGATATATCAACTGGCTCTGGAATAACGGCAAACCAATAGAACCGTCAAGGATTCGTGTGACCATTGATAATGATATAATGATTTTATCCGGAATACTGAAGAAATTTGCTACTGAAATTAATGTACGTCAGAGACGTGCAAAGATAAAAATACCAATTTGCGGAGTATATAAAAATGTTACTCTGCCGATTGAAATTATTTAAAAAAACACTGTGATTACTGAAGTGCGGTTGATTCGTCCCGTGCTGATGAGCGCAGCAGTATACACTTAAAACAGCTTTTTAAAAGTAAAATGCTGAATGGCGAAGCATACCCAATTTAAAAGTGCGTTAGAAAACCATTCAGACCCTTTTAAAAACGTTTTAAAAAGATTTAAGGTGAAATTTATCGGCTAAAATTAAAAGCCGTAAAAAGGGCGTTTTTTGCCCTTATTTTTATACTCTGAAAGGATGTGGTGATTTGGGAGTGATGAAAAATAAGAGTATAAAATCTCTCCTTGAGGGAATTGACGATTATGAGCAGGCAAACAAACGTATTAAAGGCAGTGATTTTAAAAGCATTAAAAACCTTTATGAGGAGTTTTTAAAAACAGACAGCAAGCCGCAGCGTGACAAGCTTATTTCAGAATTCAAAAAGAGAAATGAAGAATTTGCTTTATTTATACAGTCAAATCCTGAGCTTATCAATACCGAGCTTCAGAAGTCTCTGCTTATTGCCGCATCCGGCGGTGAATATGCTGAAGAGGAAATAAAAATTGACAGCAGAGGCAGAAAAACAATAAAGCATACACGCAAAACAGCTCTTCCTGATGTTTCAGCTGCCAGAGAGCTTCTTGAAATGATGAACGGCAGCAGCTCATCTGAAAGCAGCATAACCGAAGCCTGGATAGAATCGGTTCTCGGAGGAGATGAAAATGAGGAATAAAACTAACTACTGCCGTCTTTTAAAGAGATTTAAGACGAAAATTCCCGAATACCGTGAAAATCCGGAGCTGTTTGCTATAGAAGTATGTGAATTTGAATGTGATACATGGCAGAAGGATGTGTTTGCTGACATTGCCAAATATCCCAAAGTTACAGTCCGCTCCGGTCAGGGTGTGGGTAAAACAGGCTGTGAAGCGGTACTTTGTCTTTGGTTTCTCTCCTGTTTTCCGTATTCAAGAGTTGTTGCAACTGCTCCGACAAAGCAGCAGCTTA